CACAGGGATGGGTCGAACGCTTTCATCTACACCCGCTTCCTGATCCCGTTCTTGCAGGACTTCCGGGGCTGGGCGCTGTTCGTGGATGGCGCGGACATGATGATGCGCGCCGACATCTCCGAGCTGTGGGCGCTGCGTGACCCGTACAAGGCTGTTCAGGTGGTCAAACACGACTACAGGACCAAGCACCCCAGGAAGTACGTCGGGACGGCCATGGAAAGCCGCAATGACGACTACGAGCGCAAGAACTGGTCTTCGCTCATGCTCATCAACTGCGCACACTTCGCCTGGCGACAGATGACGCCGGAGAAGATCCAGGAGATGACCGGATCGGAACTGCACCGGTTCTCGTGGATTCCGGATGACAGGATCGGCGAGCTGCCGAAGGAGTGGAACTGGCTCTGCCAGGAAGACGGAGACAACCCGGAAGCGAAGATCGTGCACTGGACGGCCGGGGTTCCTGCATTCGAGCACTACGCGCACGACCCGTTCGCGGACGAGTTCCGCAAGCAACTCGGCTTGGTGAACCACGTCACTGCTTGATATAGTTCGCTCTGCCGGCAATCCTTCGCGGATCGGCCTCATCGGGATGATGGGGCCGCGGTGGCCCCGCAGCAGGGCCACATGGCGATTTCGACCTACGCAGAGCTTAAGACGGCGCTGGCCACCTGGGCGGTGCGATCGGACCTGACCGACCGCATGGCCGACTTCGTGGCGCTGGCCGAGGCCGAAATCCGCGAGGACGTGCGCTGCCAGGCCATGGAGACACTGGCGACCGGCACGCTGACCGGCGAGACGTTGGCGTTCCCAACCGGCTTCGTGTGGGCCAAGCGCCTTAAGGTCAATCGGTACGTCCGCGATTACATGACGCCGGCCGACTATGCCGACCTGGACGAGCAGGACGACACCTCCCCGCGCTTCACCATCATCGGGCAGTCGTTCTACATCCTGAATGGCGCCAGCGGGGACAGCTACTCGCTCATCTACTGGAAGGCGTTCACCGCCTTCTCGGCCGACGCCGACACTAACTGGCTGCTGACGAACCACCCCAATGTGTACCTCTGGGCCGGCCTGAAGTATGTGGCGCTGGCGCTGAAGGACGACACCGAGGCCGATCGCTGTGATGGCCTGTACCGCGCAGCCGTCGCGAAGGTCAACCGCAACGAGTGGATGGCAGCCGCCTCCGGCTCGCCGCTTTCCGTGCGCACCGCGGCGCGCGTCGTCTGAGGATTGCCATGACCGTCGAATCCGCCACCTACATCGACACCCTAGACGCCAATTACCCGGCAAGCGGGGACCAGCGCAATGAGGGTGACAACCACATCCGCCTCGTCAAGGCCGCGATCAAGGCCACGTTCCCGAACATCACCGGCCCGGTCACTGCCACGCAGACCGAGCTGAATCAGGCGGACAACGTGACGCTGCTGTCCACCACGACCTCGGGTCAGTGGGTGCGGATGGCGAAGACCACCATCAGCGGCGCGCCCAGCGCGGTGGACTTCATCAACGGCACGGGGGGCGTCACGATCTCGACGGCATACGACGAGTTCATGCTCGTCTTCGCCAACATCACCCAAGCGTCCGGGAACGCCAAGCTGCGCCTGGACTTCAGCATCAACGGCGGGAGTACCTGGGCGCAGGGCAGTAGCTCTGGCGAAGTGCTGCGGATCGATACGACAACTCCAACATCAGCTGCGCTGAGCACCGCCTACCTCCCCATCAACGGCGAGCAGTCGAACGCGTCGGCGAACACCGGCATCTACGCCATTGCGCACATGGTGCGCACAGGCACTGCGGACACCTTCGGCGCATTCGTGCGCTACCACGGCTCCGACAGCGGTCGCGGCGGCTTCCTGCACAGCCTCCTGACCGTCTCCACGGGCATGAACGCCTTCCGCGCCTACTGGGACAGCGGCTCGTTCGCGAACACCGGTTCGATCGCTCTCTATGCGAGGAAATCCTGATGGCAACCAAGCTCGTAGCCGGCGGCGAGCCGGTGCAGATGACCGCCGAGGAAGAGGCCGCATTCGAGGCACTGCGTGGCCAGACCCTGCCGCAGGCCAAGAGGGAGCGCCGCGAAGAGATCCGCCGCCGCCGCGACCTGGCCGAGCTGAATTTCAGCTACGGCGGCAAGGTCTACAGCGCCGCTGCTGCGGGCCGCATCGCAGTCCTGGCGAACGCTGCGCGCGCGAGCGGGACGGGCTTCCCTGTGCGCTTCGTGGCCGCGGACGACACCGAGACCAGCCTCACGCGAGCGGAGATGCAGGCATTCGAGACGGCGCTGGCCACGCACCTGCAGGCGTGCTCCGCCAACAGCGTGACGCTGCGCCAGGCGGTGAATGCGGCCGGCGACGTGGCGGCGGTTCGTGCGATCGACATCGAGGCAGGCTGGCCGTGATCGTCAAGATTCCCTCCGTAGCCCAAGGAGCCGCCCCCGACATCATGTCGGAGGAGCTGGCGCTGGGCGCGTGGTCGTCGGTCACGAACTGCGTGTTTCGGAACGGGTTCCTCCAGCGCTGCGAGGGCAACGAAGCGTTCGTTGACACGCCCTCGGTGACGCCGTACTTCCTGCTGCCGTTCCGCAACGGCACGCAGCTTGGCCTGATCCACGTGGGGCTGACCGCGGCCTATGTGGACCTGGGCGGCACGCGCACGAACATCTCCCCGGCTTCACCGTTCACCGGCACCGCGGCCGACCGCTGGACGGGCGGGATCTTCAACGGCATTGCCATCATCAACAACGGGGTGGACAAGCCCCACTTCTGGGCCGGCTCCACCGGCTCCGACTTTGCCAGCCTCACGAACTGGCCGGCCACGCACACATGCCGAGCGATGCGGCCGTTCAAGAATTTCCTGATCGCCATGGACACGACGGAGAGCGGCACGCGCTACCCGTCGCGCGTGCTGTGGTCCGCCATCGCGGACACCGGGGCGGTGCCGCCGTCTTGGGACATCACCGACCCTGCGAGGGAGGCCGGCAACGCCGACATCGAGGGCGGTGACGTGATCATCGACGGCCTGACCCTGGGCGACACCTTCGTCGTCTATAAGTCGGCCTCCGCTCACATCATGCGTTACATCGGCGGGCAGTACGTGTTCGCCATCCAGCGCATTCCGGGATCTCAGGGCCTGCTTGCGCGCGGCTGCGTGGCGGACACGCCTGCCGGCCACGTGTGCCTCACGACCGGCGATGTCGTGCTCCACCAGGGTGGAACGCCGCGCAGCATCGCGACGGACCTCGTGCGCAACACCATCTTCGGCGAGATGGACCCCGATTACTACGAACGGGCCTTCGTCGTTGCGAACCCCTCGCAGTCCGAGGTGTGGGTGTGCTACCCGATAGCTGGAGCGGCCTGCTCCAAAGCGGCGATTTGGAACTGGCGGGACAACGTGTGGAGCTTCCGCACGCTGCGGAACGTCCTGCACGGCGCCCACGGCCAGATGCCGGCGGCCGATGGCCTGACGTGGGACGAAGAAACCGGGTCTTGGGACGAGGCTACAGACACCTGGGGCGGCGCGGCGACCAGCCCGAACGACCAGAAGCTCGTCCTGGCGCACGTCCTGCCGGCGATCACGATGGTGGGCTATGGCCTGACCGATGCGGGGTTGTCGCTCACCGCCGAAGCCGTGCGGACGGGCATTGCGCTGAACGACGGGCAGGCGGTGAAGCTTGTTCGCGGCGCGTGGCCGCGCGTGAGCGCGACCGCCGGCACGCAGCTCCAGTTCACGTTCGGGTTCGCGATGGTCCCCAACGCCACGCCAACCTGGGGCACGCCAAGGACTTTCACGGTCGGCACCTCGTACAAGGTCGATGACCTCGTCTCTGGGCGCTTCCCGGCATTCAAGATCGGCTCTACCGCCGATGCCCTGTGGCGCATCAGGAGCACGGACCTTGATGTCGTGTTGCAGGGGTTGGCCTGATGTTTCAGCTCACTTCTCTCGAAGACCTGATCACGCGGCTGAACACCATCAGCAAGCCGATCACGCTGCTGGATGGGGCCACGATCAACGTCAACGCTGCATTGGGTGACACGTTCCGCGTGACCCTGGCCGGAAACCGCACGCTGGCTA